TAAGGCTTCTCAAGAAGCGGAGACCGATCAGCCCATGCTGTTCGAGTCAGGTTGCCAGTTGCCCACGAACCCTCTTCGTAGTTGTATAGCACGTAGCGATTAACCTCTACCGGGCTGATGTCAAAGTCGGCGGCAGTCAGCACACCGACCGGACCTGCCGCAAAGTTGTAAAAGCGATAAAGATCGTTATTCACTCCCGGTGCTTGATGCAGCCCTGCCGTACCAGAAGCGAACTGGACTTGCTCGGTTGCGTCTAAATTGAACTGGAACGCCTGCACACCATCCACGTAGGCAGTCAGCGTTGGCGCATCGTACTGCACCGTCAGTACATACTTCTGTCCCGTTACCATGGCAGAGCCGGTCAGGGTGGTGAAGTCCAGCGTGTTGCTACCCTGATTTGTTGGCGCTGCAACGCCAGCCGATGTTTTCTTCCAGATTTCCACTCGGTTGTCGTTATAGTTCAGCTCGAACATCAGTTGCTGACAATCGTCTGCGTCCGTCTCGCCCGTGCCAGTCAGGTCTGTTCTCAGGAAACATAGCCCCGCCCTACCAACGCTTGGTGGGTTAGATGGGTTCACATCAATCTCAACGGCATACTCACTCTCAGTGGGCGAGAGGATTGGCTCGTCGTTGATCAGGAAGTAGTCATGCTCGTAGTTGTTGTCGGCAGAGGCAACGCACTCGGTGAAGCCACCTGATTCAAAAGCGTACGTATACCCAATGTCGCCCGGACCACCACCTCCACCAGTCAGCTCGTATGGGTCATCGATGGTGACCGTGCTGGCAGTGCCATAGCGACCAGTGGTCGAATTAGTGATACGCACATGATCAACAGTAGCGTCCGTGCCAAACAGACCAGCAGAGCCGCCGAACCTTATTTCTCGCGTAACTCCGGTCGGGTCTTTGGCTGTCAGGCTGGTTGTCGTGTCGATCAAAGAAACTGTGCCAGCTTGAGGACCGAACCAGACACGCTCGACACCATTGCCAGCGCCAGCTGTGTAGTCACCCTCAACGATGACAACGTAATTGACACCTTGAGTGAGCGTGACCACCGGAGTCAGGCCACCTGAATTGGTGAATCCAGCGCGAAGCCGGTACAGCCCACCTGAGTAATACACACCCATATTAAGCAACTGGAAGTCAGAGTCACCGACTTGCATGACGTACTTCGTGCCAAAGGTGTGCAGCGTATCCAGACGAAAGATGATCTCGTAGGTCAGGAAACGACCAGTGCCGTCCCAGTCAGGAACGTCAGCAAGTTGAATCGGGAACTCAATGTATTCAGTTGCTGCCGCTGATCCCAAGTCACCCGAAGAGGTATTCAAGATCGGAGATGTGGTGCTGATCTGAGTAGCGCCATTGAAGGTCGCCGCCGCTGCATAGCTGGACTCTTCCGTGTACGTGGTCGAGCCATTACTGCCCTCGAAGTCGGCTTGAAAAAGCACATCGTCATACAGGCTCACCGGCAAGGTGGATGAGTTGGCCAGTTCGTAGCCCGGTGGCAACCCCAGTGAAAAGTCGGTCTGCACCCATGCGTCAGTGTCGTAACTCGGATAGAACCACCACACCTCGTTGAACTCACGGTTCAGGCCACCGTATACCTTATCGCGCTGCTGCGGGTTGAGGTTGCTGTAAACAAGGTTCCTGACATCGCACGGCAACACCTTGACGATACCGTCATAGATGTAAAAGTCAGACTCGGCCATGAATAGCACACGATGATCGATTGGCACTGCGGCATTGGGACCAAGGATCGATACATTCTCGCCCACAATGTTAAGGCCGAACACGTCAAATCCACCGACGAACGGAAGGGTGTGAACCGAAACGTCGGTGAAGATGACGGTCTCCAGTCGTGACCTTACGCCAGCGACTATCTTGGAGCCTGAATACAGGCGCAAGTCGCCTGCGGTGTTGGTGCTGGTTGGCACCCAATCGTTAAGGTCTTCAGTGGATGACCAGCGAATCAGCAACGGGTCTTCCGCATTATTGAAATAATCGTAGGCACCCAACGCAATGATATGTCGATCACGCTGCGAGACGATCATGTACTCGTTGATGGGTGGAGCATCACCACCGAGGGCAGTGGCGCGATTGGATGTGCCACCTGAACGATCCCACCAGTAAATAGCTCCACCGCGTGGGCAGGCTAGCAGGTCCTCTCCCCATGTATCCAGAGACCACGTACGAATGCCAACAACAAAGTTGGACCCGGTTCGAGCGGTGCCGTATGCCTCTGCGCCGTACGGCCCGGAACCGTAGCCTGTCGCCGTTATGGCGCTGCCTTCGCCGGGACTGATCTGATATTCGGCCAGCACAGACAAGCCGCCACCACCACTGCCATCTGCATTTGCTGTCTGATCATCCACCAGTTGGTAGGTATCGTTGGTCAGAACTGCCTGAACCTGATACTCACCATCAATGAGGATGCCGTTTATGGCGATAGCGCCCGAGAAGGTCACGTAGTCGCCGGTCTGCGCCCCATGGGCTACATCGGTGACTGTGACGATGTTGGACCCGTTTGTCGTGGCAAACGGCGCAGCGAGCGTTACAGTGCGTCTCAGTGGGGTGATATCAAAGAGTTCATTGTCTTGCCACAAGTACAGCTTGGTATCTGTGGCGACCGCCGACCACATCTTGCCATCCAGCGAGGTCCAGTCTCTCAAGCGACGAGCTGTACCCACAAACTGTGGCTCGATCTTGACCCAACCACCGATCTTCTCGGCAAGCCCCTTGCGAAAGCGCACCTTATCCATGGTGTACCAGCGCCCTTGAGCGCCACGCTCGGACTGCTCAGTGTACTGGCCAGCACCAATCGGAAGGTCGAATATCTGCTTTTGCGTCATTACGACAAGTCCTCATGGCTGACCTTAGCGTAAAACGATTGCATGACTTCATCCGAGGTGCTAGTGGTTCCAACTATGTCTGCACGTCGAATCTCGAATAGCGCAGCTTTCGTTTGGTTCAGCACGCTCCAGTACCATTGCCTGAGCGTGCTGATGTCAACCCATGTTCCCGGCACAGCTGCCTGAGTTGCAAAAGACCCATCGACATCGCCAGACAGGCCGCGCACCCGCACTTCATAATTTGACCCGGTGCCTTCACCATTGGTCAGGTAGTAAACAGTGCTTGGTGACGTTGACTTGGTTGAGTTGATTTCTAATGTTGCGCCGGTTGATTGAAATGATATACCGATATTCCCAGCGGTTGCTGAGCTACCATCAAACGAGAAGAAGTTTGGAAGAACTAGCTTAGGTCTATTGAACTCACCAAGGATTCTGCCAGCTGCACGCAGCGCTGTTTCGCTGGCCACTCCGCTAAGGGTCGCAGCAGACACGCCATTGTAAGCATCACCAGCGTCACCGCCATTGCCACCGTAGTAGAAATACGACCCAAGAGAGCCGAATGAAGCTATGTTGGATGAGCGGCCTGTCTTGCCGCCCAATCCCCATGTGCCACCACCACCACCAGCGCCGTCAACAATAGAGGTGCCACCACCAGCACCACCAGCACCAGCCGTTGAGATTGTGCCAGCTGTGCCAGCTACAGGTGCAGGCACACCAAGATATGGACCAACAGTGCCGCCAGCGCCGCCATTGAAGCCCTGACCGCCGCCACCGCCGCCACCAGCGTCACCACCAGTGCCGGTATCGGTGTATGCGCCACCACCACCGCCGCCGCCGCCACCAAACAGGTAGCCGTCATCAACATTGATGCTGACAGGGTAGGTGCCGAAATTCTTGATCCCTGCGGAGCCAGATGAGCCACTCCCACCTGCCTCACCAGTCGCGCCAAAGTCAGCGCCACCGATGCCGCCATTGCCGCCAACACCAAGGATTCGGCCACCGTTAATAGCGATGAAGGAAAAGGTTGAGCCGATAGCAAAGCTGTTACTGATAATGATCTCGCCAGCATTGGCGGCATCAACAGTCAAGACAACTGCTTTTACGCCAGCAGGCGAACCAAGGTAGGTGTAGAGATCACCGATATAAGTGTCAGAGGTGATCGTCTCTACGATGTCGGCTCCAGAGCCGGAAATGAGCGGCGATGGGATTCTCCACATTACACATCAGCCACGTTTTTTAGTTGCGAAACAACCCATCTTGACCCAGAGAACGGCGCTGCCAGACCGGTGACATACTCGAATGCGAGATAGTCAACCTGACCTGCTGTCGTTGAAAGCGTTGGTGCTGTGCCACCAGCAGCAGCAAACGTCGATGAGGCAAAGCCAATCGAGTGCGGACCGCCACCGCCCTGCTGAACAGCGAGCGTGAACTGCTGTCCATTGGTTGCATTGGTGGGAGCGGCAATCGTGAAGGTCTCAGTGGTCAACAAGTAGAACGCATTACCCAGCGCACAGTTGATCGTCAATGTGCCAGCGCTTGTCGTTGACGCTACTCGCTGCGTCACCTGACCTGCGGTGAACGTCTGCGCGAGTGCCTTCTGTGCAAAGTCCGCACCAGCAACACCAATCAGTTGCTCTGCGTTTGTTGCAAGCGTTGCGGTGCCAGCCGTTACTGCGGTTGCCGCAGACGCAGCCAGCACATTAGTGCCATCACAGAAGACCCACTGCGCTTCGCCAGTAGCAATCGTTGGCCCCGTTCCTGTTGCCGTCCTCACCTCGATACTGTCATCGGATGTGTTTGACACCAGATAGGCTTTCGAGCGAGTGGGTACAACAACATCCGTGGGTGCTGCTGAAGTGCCGCCGATATTGAGGATCATGGCACGAGCCTCGGATGTCGATCCATCAAGGTCGGTCAATGTGTACGTAGCTTCACCAACCAGCGTCACAGACGTTGTTGCAGCAACAGCATCTTCGAGCAGCTGCAATGCGCTGTCATTGAGAATGTCGCCCCACAAGTTCGCGTTCGTGTTGAACTCTTGAAGGGTCAGCCTGAGAAGTGGTGATGTTGCCATGTCTTACCTCTGATTCGTTGGCACCGCTGGAACTTCCAACGGGGTTAGATTGTATCGTTCTTGCAGCAGAGTGTAGGTCTCCCTCTTCGCTAATGGCAAAGCCTCAACGTAGTCAGTTTTCCACAGCTCTACACGATCATCTGACTTCAAAAACTTCTCGCTTTCAGCAAGGCAGGCTTTGAACAAAATGTCATCCATGTGCAGAGACAACCAATTTGTAGTGTTGGTTACTGAATCCAGCGGCTCTAGCCTCGTGGTGCCACGTGTATTGACCGTGTAAATCGCATCAGGGATTGGTGCAAGCGCCCAGTTGTCCTGATCAATCTCCGCATAGTACTTTGGTATGCCGGTCGCTCCCGGCTGCTGGTAGTCTCGAACGAAGTCTGTTGAGCGAAGCTCCAGCCAATACCGCTGTGTTCCTGTACCCGGATCAAAGTCAAACCACAGCGACTGGAATGACACAACCTCTGTGTCTGCCACTGGCTTTGCCAGCAGCTCATTCGATGCAACCGTGGGCGTTGCGCCTTCACTGGTAAAGATCGACAAGTCGAGATCACGCCAAAGCCGCATCTGACCGAGGTCAATAATCTCTGCAATACTGCCTTGAAACTCGCCGTCATCATCCTCAAGCCATGCCTGAAGGTTCGCCTCCAATTCTGCGTATGTTTTATTGCTCATCAGTCAAATATCCAGACCTGTGCCCCAGCGTTGACCGTCCCTGTGAAGGGTGTCGTAATTGGGATCGTGAACGATGGCGAGTCAGCTGTGCTGCGGATACGCGAGACGAAGTGACCTGCTTGAAGATTAACTGCCACCCACTGACCGATGATGTACGTTTGAGCATCTACCAGCACAAACTGCGTGTCACCCTCACTTGGTATGACAGCAAGCGTGGTCTTGAAGTCACCGCTTGGCCCTGATGGAACTGGCAGCGGCTGCTCAGCCTCTCCATAGTCAGCCTCGATGCTGATCTCCGGGGCAGGACGGTACAGCGCAACAGGATCGGTAACCGTAACCGGTATCTCCTGCGGATGCTTCGGCTCCCACCAGTCTGGATGCACCAGCAGACCTTCAATGTGGCCGTCCTCAACCAGATCGCGATAACGCATTTTCTGCCCTGAACGCTGACACTCAGCAACCGCATGGCGACCCTTGGCGTATTGACTCGTCATCGGTATGACCTCGAACTGCCACGCCTGCGCCGCTGACCTGAGCCGGGAACAAGACGAACATCACCGCGCTCGCGCACCGCATTCTGAGCGTCACGGAACTTCAGCTGCGCCTTCTGGTACAGCGTTCCTTCCAACTCTGGTGGTGAGTATTTCTCAGCGATCCTGAACGCCAGCTCAGCAGCAAACGCATCCTGCATGTAGTAGTGGATGTCAGCCGTATCTGATGACGTGTCCGAGTCCTCGAACTTGCGTACCGCACTGAAGATAATCTGATCAGTGCTGTTCTCAGGAATGGTCCAGAAGTTCAGCGTGATGCCGTCTCGACCTTTATCGATGAAGACGCGATCAGGTCGGCCTTCCACGCTCTTGTCTGGGATGTTGAGGTATTCGTCCCGGCTCATCATTACCACCGGGGTGTCTACGCCATCGCGGCGCAACACAACATCAATGATGTCGATAATGTTCACGCCACCGACATCGAGATCGAAGTCTACGCCAGCCACATAGGTGCCCTGCGACTGAACCAGTGGCATCGTGTCCGTACGAATACGGAAATCGTGATAGTCCTTAGTCGCCCAGTCTGCACAAAGGAAGCGCATGGAGCGACGCGCAGATAGAATATGCCGCGCCGTAATATGCGCGGGGTCTATCCTTGCACGCTCCATGGCCTCATCGACAAGCTCAGCGAGTTCGGGATTAAAGAGGTACGTCCCTGATGTCGTCATGAGCTTATCCTTGCGTTATCGCATAGCGTACCGAACCAGTGCCTGCGGTGATGTTGATGCGGACAGCGAAGACCGGAGCATCAGTAAGAGCAGCTCTCGCGCTCACAGCCCCACTCGCAATCAAGTTTGTCCAAACGGCAGAAGCCGGATCAACGTATCTGCTGGAATCCCGAGGTTGACGTAAGTTCACTGCGGCCTGAGCAGCAGTGTCATACATTATATTCTCAAGGGTCGTGTCCACCGTAAAGGTGACCGTACCAACGGCAACAACCTGCACATCCGTGTCGCTTTGAAATGCTTCGACAGGAATATAAGTTGCGCCAACACCAGCGACCGTCTCACCAGTAAAGGGGCGTCTACGGGAATGTCCCATGTCTCACCTCCTTAGCTGTTGATCTTGCCGTCATCAGCAATGATGTAACTGACCAGTATGGTCGCGTTCAACGTACCAGCTACCAAGCCCACACCAGCTTCGATCTCGGTGTCAGCGGTCAACGCTACGCCAAGGTCTGCGCCTGTCTGAATTTCGGCTGGGGATGCTACGCCAGTGACCAGTTCATTGACGAGGCCAGCAGCGGTCCCACCAGCGAGCTGAACGTCCACTGTGTCTGTAGCGCCGCCCGAAATAGCAGCTACTGTTACGCCAAGCGGGATCGCCCCTGCTGGCAAATAAACGCCAGTACCTGCCATGGTCTGAGAGACCAAGAAAGTTGCACTAACGTATGTTTTGAATGTGCCGGGTGTGCCCTTGCCATTGCCGGAAGGGTTTGCCATGCCGCGTTGCCGAATGTATCCGGCGAATGTTGATCTCTTGCCCATCTGTCTGTCTCCAGTCTCTTGCGAGTCGTCAGGGTGTTAAAAGACGGTGGGGTCCGAAGACCCCACCTTCTCGTGCCGTTAGGCGTTGCCGCTTGAGCCGAATGCTCCACGATAGTCAGACCAGCCAAACGAGTAGCGTTCACGCGCCTTGTAGCGCATGTTGCCTGTCTCAAAGTCACCTTCGAGACCACGTTGGATGTTCTTCCTGATCATGTGCTTCAGACCGTCCTGCTGATCCGTGATGATGTACCACGCATTGGCATCCGTGAGACGGTGGTTCTTATAGCAACCACCCGGAAGCATCCCCATCTGCTTCATAGCGTTTACGTCATTGTCAGCCGTGCCGGGACGGTACGGGCTGGTCAACAGACGTTCGGCCACAAACATCAGATCGGGTGGAACGATCAGCTTCTGCGCACGTACTGCAATCGGAATGCTGCGCTCATCGACAAACTTGCTGATTGCGATGAAGGCTTCCTCAAGGGAAGTCTCCGACAAGTCAGCCTGCGTCGTGAACGTGTTCGACTGCGTACCACCGCCGAAGAGCGGATGAGCCGTGCTGAACAATGCAACTCCATCACCACCGGGGAAACCAGCGGAGAAGCCGTTATTCAGAACTGCTGCACCTTTAACTTCTTTGGTGTGCTGCATCGAGCGAGCCAGCGCCTTGGAGTACTTGCTGCCGATAGAGCCGTAGAGGTTGTCTTCCTCTGCCTCTTCCGTCAGTGAGAACGCCAGAGCAATCGTCTCGTGGACGTAACGCGAGACGAATGCCTCACCACCGCTGTCGTATGACACCGGAGCGCCCTCTGGCTTAACAGGCGCACCTGCCAGACCAGCGAGCAATACGTCTTCCTCGTATGCTTTGCTTGAGCTTTCGACTGCGAAAATAGGTCTCCATTCCTGCTCGTAACGCTTGTACTCCATTCCGAATACAGTGTTGAGACCTTCCTGTAGCTGCTTTCTAAAGCGAGCGCGATTCATGATAGCCATTATTTACGCTCCTTTAGCTGTTATCAGCGCGGTAAGGGGTTTCGGTCAGCTGTACGAGAACCCGTGGGTTGTCGGTGCTGATGTCAGCCGTGTAAATGCCACCCGGTGCTTCAGCCAGACTCAGTACTTGCAACTGAGCAGGGCCAGCGCCAACGGTCGCGTTCAGCTGCATACCGGAGACACCCGTGGCTGCGTTACCTGCGACAGAAACGTCGAGGTCAGCGAAGCCACCGATCTCAGTATTAGCTAGAGCGCCATTGACTTGGATGGAGAAAACGATGTCCGGGTCGGTGTACACAAACGCCTCGGCAGGCTGCGCTCCGCTTGTCACGGTGCCTCCTACCCACTGGTTCGACCATACAACATCACCGTTCGCTGCAACGTACTGGCACCCGGCGAAAACGCCAAGTAAACCGCCACCCGCAGCAGCAACGTCGATGTTGTTTCCATTTACTCCCGGCGTGGCATGAAGAATTATGCCGTCGCCTTGGAAGATACTGGAAGCCTCACCAGAGTCGATTGTGTAGCCACCCGAATATCGCACGATGCCACCACGAAGGTGACGTACGGGAAGTAACCCGTTAGGTGCGTCGAGATTTGCCATTGAACATTACCTCAATCATCGTCAGCTACCCCGGCAGGTTGAACCCGCTGTGAAGGGTAGGACACCGATGTTTTATGGTTCTTCACAATCGGATGTCCAGCTATCTGGGATGACTCAAGGTCATGGTCAACGGATGCCATTTGCATGGCAGTGGCTTGCTCAATTGCGGCCCTGCGCTTCTCAAGAATCTCGGAGTCAATCTCCATCAAGATGAGATCATCCACCACGATCATCCCATTTTCCTTATCCGCAAAGTTGGCATAAATTCGCCACTCTTCAGGCAGCGTTTCAGGTTGGCGTGGTCGCCACCCTTCCCGCCACGTACGGTTCAGGTTTTTGGGATCAGCCGCACCTCGAACTGACTGCCTTACCCAACGCTGGGTTTTACCCTCTCGCGCTGGTGGGGCTTCCAGACTACTCGGTCGTAACCAAGCAGCCGGGTTTTCGACGTGGGTGGCATCGTACTCCGACATCTCGTCCACACGAGACTCGTGTCCATGGTCTACGCCATGGGAAGTAACAGCGGGTTTCGGTGCTACTTTTTTCTGGGTCGTTTTCTTGGCAGGCATTATCTTGCTCCCGTAGATTCACGTTTGCTGCGAGCGTACTCTTTCAGAACTTCTGGATCGTTCGGATTGAGACCAAATCGCCGCATGTTTGCAAAATCACTCTCGCCAAGTTCAACCTTGCTCTTGCGCGACCGCTGGCGACCTGTTTCGGCTCCATCAACAGCTGCGACTGGTGACCTCGTAGGTCTGCGTCGTTGCCGTGACGAACCTTTGTCGGCATCGTCAAACAGGTTCGGTTCCTTTTCCTTGATACGCGCATCGAGTTCTTCAAAGTACTCGGGCGTGTTCGGATCAAAGCCGTCCTGTATCACTTCACGGTCGATGCGATTGGCAAGGCGCGTCTGGCGTTCAAAGCCTCGCGCACCGTACCAATCAGAGCGTTCTTCCATCCATTTCTCAGCCAAAGACTGATCATTGGATTCGCCATCAACTTTACCACTGAATGGTTGAAGATTGCCACTCTCTGGTAAATTCTGAAGCTCTAGCTCAGACTGTATCTTCTCAGCCTTGAAATCGGTCAACTCGGCAGTCAGTTTTACCTGATCCTTCGTGTTGCCCATCTCAACCGCTTGTTCAAGCGCTTGCAGAGTGCTTTCAATCTTTGCTTCAGCTTGTTCGACGTTCCTCTCCAAAGCCTCCTTGCTCAGATTGGACTGCCTGTCAGCGAGCTGTTGAGCCTGCGCCTTCCAGTAGTCTGCCTCCTGCTTCGCAGCCTTCTCGCTACGAGTCGCACGTTGAATACGTGCGCGAACCTTTTTCGAGTAATCGTCATCCTCGCTGCCACTACTTGCGTCATCGTCGTCATCAGAACTGTCTGGGGCAGAGTCTGCGCCACGCAATCCTGAAAACTCGATGCCGTCGTCGTCTCCGTCATCATCGGTCACCACTTGATCAGCAGGAACACGATTGATGCCGTCGTCTTTCGTGGCAGCGTCCAAATCGACCGTTACGGGTTCATCTTCTGTCACTCCGTGCAGGTCCTCAAAAACAATATCATCGTTCGGCATTATTCTACCCCTTTACAAATATGATCGGAACTGTGCGGGATCACTGATCACACCCATGATGCCGTCGTCGTTCATGATCAAGAACTTGCTTCCGTTCTTCATTTTGATGCTCTGCCCACCATAGGTGCCGAACATGACCCAATCGCCAACCTTCGGCTTTGGCTCGATCTTCGACAGGTCTATGCCTGAGCGAGTAATCGCCTTGAAGCACTGGTCGCCCATGGCCACGATCTGACCGACGTAGGTCAGCAGCTCTTCGGACTCCAGCGCCTCATCAGCAATAGCAATCTTTGATTCGCCGTATGTTGCCTTTGGCCGGTAAGGCCGGATCAACACACGCCAGCCAACCGGTTGCAGTGGCACCTCTGCCTCTATCTCAACAGCTGGCTTTTCAAATGCAACTTCAGTCATGAGTCACCGCCCGGTGGTGTCATCGGCGGCAGGTCCTGCTGTTCTTCTTGCTCTTCCAGTTGCCGCAGCATGTTGTCAGCAAGCTCGCCTGCTGCCTCCATACCGGAAATCCATCCGGTGATGCGCTTGTATTCTTCCATGTCCTTGACTTGGCCCTTACCCAGCTGAATTGCCTTGTTTGCTGTGCTTTGAACAATGAGACTACGGAACTCTTTCACGAACTGTCTAAATGTTAGTTGCATTTTTCACTTTCCTTTTGGCTACGCCTGCTAGTTTATCGAGCAGTGCTTGGTATGACATGCCAGCCTCCGTTGCGGAACGGGCAAATTGGCGAGGGGATACACCACGAACTCCACGTTTACGTAAGAATTCGCGAGCTGCGCGAACGTCTGCTGGTTTGACGTTATCCACTCTATTGCGCCTTTTTCGGTTTCGCTGATGCTGCTTTCCTCTCTCGTGCGGCTTTGGCCTTCGCAAGCATGTCTTCACGCTCTTGCTTGGCTTTCGCGGCTCGTGCTTCACGCTCTTCCTTTGCCTTGGCAAGATAATCTTCACGATCCTCTTTACTCAATGCTGCAAGGTCTTGACGGTTGATCTCGGCCAGTGCCTTCTCATCCAGACGGTCAAGCTCTCTTGCGTGTTCCTCATCTCTTCGGCGCTGCTCTGCCTCGAACGCCTCAGCCTCTGGGTCTATACTCTCACCCGGCTCCATGATCGAGAACTCAGGCACCATGGCTGCGGCCTGCGCGATCTGCATCTCCATCTCTGGGTCCATCGGCTGCTCAGCGGTAAATGTTCCCGGTGGCGGCAGCTGATTGCCCAGTTGAGCGTTCATCTCGTTGAAGTACTTGAATGCAAAATGCTCGGCAAGGTGCGCCTGCATCAACGGTCCAATCTGCTCCAATGCCTCTGGTGCCAGACCGTTGATGAAGTTGATGTGTACTTGTATATGCGCCTCATGGTCCTGCTCGATGAAAGCGTTGGCGCTCTGAGCCTGCATCAGCCTCATGTTTTCAGTCACCGGGTCAAGGCGCTGCGGATTATTTATCTGCAATACGCCTTCCGGGTCCGGTATGCGGATAGCTCGCAGGAAGCGCTTCTCGACCTCCATCTGGTTGTAGAGCTGCGGTGCCTGCATGGCCCTCTCGACCAGAGCCTGCCCTTGAGCAATACGCTGCGTCGAGCTGAAGATGTTTGGATCACTGATGGGAATGACATCGACACGACCGTCATAGTCATTCCGCATTACCACGCCTTCAGCGTTCTCAACCTTGTATGGATACTGATCCGGCAGGAACTCATAGTTGAGTTCAGCACGGAGCTTAAACTCTTCCGCAGCAGCCATGTGCAATCGCCTATGGATAGCCGAGAAAGGTTTGCTGCCCTGCTCTATTAGCGCAATGGTTGTCCCTACCGGACCAGTGTTCTTTGCCTCACCAGTCAACACCTCTGTTGACGACGAGAATGACTTGCCAGCGTCCTTCAGTACCTCGAACAGCTTGGCAACCGCCATGGACGGCTCTTTGAAGGGTGGCGTGTAAAAGGCACGTGCCAGCTCGTCAGCCGACATATTGACCTCTTTGTAAACACCGGGGTCAATGTGCCTGTCGCCCGGTTTCAGTTTCGCATCGTTGGAGACAAAGCCACCCTGCATGTTAGCGAATGCAGCCGAGTCGAGCAGCGCCCTGATCGTTCCAGAGGTGGCCTCTGCCACGCTGCCGATCATGTGCAACAAGCCGAAGCCGTAGAAGCCAAGACCCGGCAGGTACTTATAGTGCGTGAACCACATACGCTTCAGGCACAGCTCATCGTCTTCCTTCCAGTTACGACGAATGGACAACACCTTGCGAGTGCTGCGCTCTACCGTGACGATGTACGGCAGTGGCGTATCGCGCCCGTAACTCTTACTGTCGCCGTTATCCAGCTCCAGATCGCAGTGGCATTCGTACAGCGTGTAGATGTCGTCATCGGTGTGAGTGTCAGGTGTGCGTGAGTCAGCCCTATCCTCATGTTCACGCTCTCTATCTTCCATGCTGTCTGCCGAGTACGGCATCGACGGAAGTAGCTCCATTTCTTCGTAGAAGCCAGAGGCAAACAGTTTCTTCATCTCCGACTTGTTCTTGAACATGCGATGCGTATAGCGTGGTGACGATGCAAGGTCGGTGGCGATGTACGGCACAATGAAGTCTGTTGACTTGATGAAGCGTGACACCACCATCTCGTTGATGGGATCGAAGTAGGTCTTCTTGAATGCAGAGCCGCCCAGCGGAAGGTAGAACAGCATCGAATCCACGTTCCAGAAGTATGAGCTGTCCTGATCAAGAATCTGATAGTTCATGTGATTCTTGACGCGCTCTGCCTGATCCTGCTTCTCCATAGTGAACTCGCCCACCACCTTGGTTTTTACTGGGCCTTCACTGGGGAATATTTCTTCGATTGCTCGTGACTGGAACTGCACCACGGCCTCACCAATCAACGGGAAGGTGACAGCCGATGCGCCCTCGAACGGAAGCTCTTCAAGTGGGATGTTGTTCAGGCCAAGCAGCTCCATGGCTTGATCCATGCGTTGCTCCCAGTCCTTCCGTGCCTCAAGGTCAACGTCCACCCACTCGATGATGTCGTTGGCCAGCTTCGTCAGATCAGTGTTGTCTACGTCGTAAACGATATTCGCTGCGTGTTCGTCGCTATCATCCTGTGACATGCGAGCTGCGCCGGGATTGAAGTCAACCACCGCATTATCGCCTCGACGCTGTACCGATACGCCATCTTCGGTGGTCGTATTGATAGACTGCTCGTCGTCCATTGGCATCTCTGAGATACGAGGTGCGTCATTAAAGTTTGCGGCCATCTATCAGGCTCCTGTTCTAATCCCGCCACCGTACATGCGGATCGGCGCGTTTGCATAGTTCATAAGGTTGTCGTTGTCGTCGTCTTCATCCAAGTACTCTGCACTCCAGCGCTTACGTAACCAAAGCAGAGCCATGGTAACAGTATCCACCATGTCGTCATGGTCGTCGGCTGGATAGTTGCCGCACTGCTCAATCACCTCTTCGGCCCAGTTGCGCTTCACATAGAACACGCAACCACGCTCCAGCACCAATGAGGCAGCGTGTGCGCGAGCAAACTTTGAGTCGCTGACCTTGATGCGTGATACTGGCAGGTCTGAGCGCCTGAGTTCCTGTGCCAGCGAGTGCCCTGATGCCTTCTTCTCGATCAGTATCTTGTCAGGCTTCCACAGCTCTGCCGCCTGCTTGGCGTTCTCTCTCAGCTCTGGGAACTCCAGCCTGCGATTCATGCGCTCCAGCAGGATCATGCACAGTCGCTTCTGGCCCTTGTATCTAGCTGTCCATGGCAGCTTGGTGTTAAGCCGCTCTTCATACTCGAACACACCCCACGTAGTACGAGCGCTGAAGTCTGACTCTTCGTCCTCTTCAAAAGCCGTGTCGTAGCACTGCACCACGAAGTCGATCTGCGGCAGCTCTGGTTCAACCCACTCGCGCCAATGCTCGTTCTTCAGGATGTTGCCACCCTTCGCTGATGGGTTCTGCTGAATCTGCGCCTCGAAACCACGCTCGGTCAGCTCATAGGACAGCTTAGCCATCTCTTCTGGCCCAAACCTGTCCGGTGTCAGCAGCTCGTTTTCTTTCTTGCGTGGGTCAATAAAGATTACTTCATCTTTCTTCAGCGGCTCGACATGATCACCAAACGTGAAGATGCCGTCGTCACGTGCTGGAATGATGCGCTTGCTGTCTTTCTTTGCCTTGGTGATACAGCGGTTCTTCGGTATGAAGTACCCCGGCAGGTTGAGATGCACCCAGCCTCCCGATGCCAGCACATGACCCGGCAGGTCCTTGTGATGGCCACGCTGTGCAATGATTACACGGCCCAGCTTCTTCGGATCGTTGCCACGAGTACTCATGACATCTCGCCACCAGTCGATCACGCCCATACGCACAGTGTCAGAGTTGATCTCTTTCATGTTGTGCGCGTCATCAACTACGATGCGGTCGCCACCCTCACCCGTTGCTGTACCACCTACCGATGTAGCCAGCCGGTAGCCGTTGTGATCATTGTCGAAGCGGCCCTTCTGATTCAGGTCAGAGCTGAGCTGGAAGCTGTCGCTGAAGTTTTGCTCATACCATGGGGATTGAATCAGGCGACGACACTTCACCGAGTCGCGAAGAGTCAGGTTGCTTGCGTACGTTGCAAACAGCCACTGTGTTGATGGGTTCCACGTCCACTCCCATGCAGGCCACATCACTGCCACGATGGTGGACTTGGTGTGGCGAGGTGGGATGTTAATCACGAGGTCATCTATATCACCCAGTGATACATACGTGAGGTGTTCGCAGATAGCATCGATGTGCCAGTCGCACTTGAACTCCTTGCCCGGTTCAACTGTCTGCCATGCACCACGAACGAACTCGCGCAGGTCACGCTTCATCTCTTCGGCCTGAATCTGCGTCCAGCCGTAGTGAAAGTCTTCAGGGCTTTCAAACTGTGGAAGCGCTATCGTCATTACTTCAGCCCGAAGAATTTAGCGATGGTTAGCACCTTCGTTTGCATGAAGTTGCCGAATGTGCCAGCGGCGTTATGGTCGCTGGTTGCTGCGTCCCACACTGCTGTTGCTGTTGTTGCCGCGTTCACCAGCTGATTGACCACGGTCGCCCCTATCGAGCTGTCCGTCAGGTTTCCAATACCCCTTACCACGATAGTCCCTGCTGTTACTGTCGAGTCGAGGATGACCTGTCCAGAGTTTAGGTCGATTGATACGTTGTCTGCGCCGGTCTTGTTTCTTAACTCCACGCCTCCTGAGTAGTTCCTCATCAACAGGTCGCGCCCTGAGCCACCGTAGTCGATTATCGGTGTCGATGTCCCGGCTACTCCCGACCAGCAGTCCAAGATGTTTACGTCCGACGAGCCACCCAGAGTAATGGTTCCAGCTTCGATCAAGCATGACTGTATGGTTCCCTCCACAAATGATAGCGGCGGCTGGATAACGCAGTCCTTCACCACGCTGTCGCCATCGAGTACGCCAGTGAGTGTTGCTTCACGGAACTGCGACATGATGACATCAGCGCCAGTGTTGATGGTGATGGTGGTGATGTCCGGGTCCTGACCTACGATACGCAGGCCGCTCACATCATCTCCAGTATCCAGTGTGGCGCTGCCTATTACCTTGATCTCAACAAAACCCAACGCAGCAGCAATAGCCACAGCGTCAGGGAAGTTGTTGACCGGCTGAAGTGGTGTGCCGTTCGGATAGTCCGTGCCGACATTACCTGATGCGGCCTCGTACCAGACTGCATTCTGATAGGTGCTGTACCTGATCTCTGTCAGCTCCTGAATAGTCGCGGAGCTGGACGTAGTGAGAATCACCTGCGTTCCCCATGTTGGCAGGATGGCAGGGATCGATATATCTACCTCGTCTACTGCCACGAGGTTGCCACCGGACGTGCGCACCTGCGTGATGTTCCACAGGCTGTAGTCATCGGCCAGATCGAACTCGTTGTCCGTGCCGTTGACCAGTGTCTTGGTCTCCAGCGTGGTGGCATCGATAACACGCACCACGTCAGTGACGGAGCGATCCGTCCAGTTGATGATATATGAACCCGGCTGCACCCCGGCTGCGATGAAGTCAGCGCCGCTATCTGCGAAGGTAATCCTGTTGAGAACACTAGGTGGCCCGGATGCTGTCGTCACCGTTCCAGTCGCGGCAGGCGTGAATCGAGCCTGAAACGCAAGTTGCAGATTCTGCTGCTCAACCGTGATAGCAACCAGCGTACCGCCACCGAGGTCTTCCTTGCCTGATGCTTGGATCAGTGAGGGGAAGCCCATGTTGACGAAATCGTCTTCCAGAATTCGTAACGTATCCACATGGTCCTGCATTACGATCTCGGTCGATGGAGCAGCAATCTCCACGTACCGAGGATCGGTATCTTGAACCAGTGAGAAGTCGTTACGTACTGCCATTAGCTACCTGCTGCCACAGCCCCCAATGCCGCCAGTTCCTTATCACGCTGCTTGCACAGGGCGACCGTCTCCGAGTGTTCCTTGATGGACTCGTCTTCTTGAGCAATTACATCCTCGAAGCGCTCAATAGCCTCGTGGTCCTGCTCGACTTGCTGCTTCAGTGCCGTCTCGTCCCAGCGACCCCACTCAGTAAAGATTGCCTTGCGTTTCTCAGAGGCTTCGACATCGAAGTCATGAATCTCGCTCAGCATCTTGTCACGTACCCCGCAGCGCATAATCAGGCTCTCATACTCATGGATGCGAGCGCGGGTTTCCGAGATCATCTTGCGCATCCGGTTCTTGTTCTCTTCGCACTCGTTGATGCGAGACACCAGATAGTCGATACGCTGCGATGGATACTTCGCGTTGACCTCAGCAATCTGGTTCAGGCGCTCTGTTTCCTGCGCCAGAACCAGCTGCTCTTTCGCGTCGTTGTTAGTACCGAGGGGCAGCTCTTCGATCTTCTTGCCTTTCAGCCTGATCGAAGACACCCCTGTCTGCCCCACGTTACTTGTCATTGCGGTCTCCTTAGACGGCGATGGTGTCGTCCTGCCTGACCACTGTCACGGTCACACCGGAATCACCAACTGTTGCGTTCTGAGTGAACGGTAGAATTACCTTGCCCTGACGAACATTAACTACCACACCGAACGGCGATGCCGGGGTCTTGACGATGGTATTGGACGTACTCGTCGTCGTTGCCTCGGTATCGATGATCAGGTCATGGATGTTGTCGTTCGTGTCGTAGGCTTGGATCGTCTCGTTGATGGTGTAGGTGTCTGCTGACACGAAACCACCTGCGCCGAACAGCAGCTGGATCACCAGCGAGTCTTCGTCGGTCACGCTCACCACCTCGTAGGTGGACGTGCGAGCGGCGACGTAGATCAGCATTCCCGGCTCAACACCCTCGGTCACGAACGTAGAACCCGTGTCCTCAAGCGCTGTGTCGGACGTGCCAGCTGTTGCCGTTCCCGGCGTGATCGGCGTTAGGGTGAACGTGCCACCTGCGCCAGTGGTTCGGCTGTCGTACTTGTAGTGATGCTCCTGCTGCTCATCCACTGCGATGACCCTGACCCACGCGGCATCAGCAACCTCACTGTCGATTGAGCCGCCGACCGTGATCGAGGTGGCCGATGCAGTTGTGGCCGTCATGCCACCGAAGCGATCCTTGTTGATCACACCAGCGGTGCCGGTATCACGTGCCAAGTACACCCGGTCGAAGCCTGCGGTGTTGTCCACGAGGATGGTAACCGTGTTCGGCGGCGTGCGCAGCGTACCGAGGTCATCCGTCAGCGTGTATGCCTGCGGTGCAGCATCGATGCCAGTGAACAGCACACCCGGTGCGCCGAAGATCGTCGTACCGGTGAACGTACCCAGTGGGCTGGCTTTCGGTGAGCTGATCGATAGCGAGGCACCACCAGCGCCACCCGTGTCGATGGTCGCCTGATCAGCGCCTTCATCATCTACCACGTCGCTGTCAACCAGCGACTCAAGCGAGGTCTGCTGGTCTGTGACCGTGATGTACGACTGCGCCACATCCTGACCCGTGCCAGTCTGGTTCGAGCCGATCAGTCTGGCTGTCCAGTTACCACCGACCGTCTGCGTCAGGTCGTCGCCTTCTGTCAGCGAGGCTGAATGCGACACCGTGTAGTACAGCGCCTCGATACCTCGATACGACTCACCGGGAATGTTGACACCAGCACCGAACAGGTCGGCCTCGTCAGCGCCGCGCCTCGTGACGTACTTGATGCGCTCATACACCTTGGCCGGTAGTACGTTGGTCTGTGCGTTGACCGTGATCGAGAAAGGCTCTGCCGTGCCGTCACCGTCGAAGTCAGACGTGGTGCTGCCCACTGCAATGGTGACCGTGCCGCCTTCGCCAGAGGTTGCGTCAGTCGGACCACCAGACACCGCTGTCTCGTTCGAGCTGAGCGTCAGCGTGCCTGTCTGGGCAACGTCCTCGATGACATCGTTGTCTGCGAATGCCACGAGGTTACCGGTGCGGTATCCCTCGATGGTGTAGTTCGGGCCTGTGCCACTGATTGCCGTGATCACACCTTTCTGCGCGGGGTCTGCTACCAGCTGGAAAAGGTCGCCTACTGCTTGGGTCCATGCGCCTGTCTCAGCGTCCGTGGTCACCTGCAAGTAGCCAGTGGTGTTGTTGATGTCCGGGCTTGATGCCAGCGGGAGTGCCGAGAAGCCACCACCTGCGACGTTCAGTCGGAAGTTGTCGTACAGCGAGGTGTAGCGTCGAGCAAAGACCTCAAGGTCAGAGTCGGCAATACCAGTGGTTGCCGATATCGATGCCGCCTGCAAGTGCGTCCTGATCAGTACCGAGATGATGCCCAGAGACACGTTCGGATCAGTTGCCCAGAACTGGAAGTTGCCTTCCCAGTCCGTGAGCTTGAAGCGGTCCTGATAGACGTAGACCTCAGTGGCTGTCGGTACGCTACCGATAGCCTGAATGGCCGTGTAGCGGGTGTTGCCGATCAGGGCGTTGCTGGAGCTGGATGCTGACATGGTGCCGCCCGTGACAGCCAGCGTGCCCGTGCCATCGAACACGTCGCCCGTGGTCGGAGTCGAGTCATCCGGCCTGATCCACACTACCGTGGTCGTGCCATCTGGCAGCGTCTCGTAATCCAGCAGCGTGCCGGTATCACCCGTGTCGCCCTGCGTGATCAGCCTGCCGATGTCGCCAGCAACCGGGGCTGTGCCGCCTGTCCACTCGACGCAAACAACACCGTTACCTACTGAGTCAGGCGATGCCGTGTACGACCAGTCAGCGGTCCATGTGCCTTCTTTCAGCCACTCTGTCGAGGACCGAGGCATGAAGTATTTGTTCTCCAGCGTGAAGGCGTTCGGCGTTACCGGCAGTGCCGGGTTCCTGAAGCCCATGGCCGTGAACTCGTCGGCTGCATCAGCGATAGCTGAGTACAGGGCCAAGGACGAATAGATGGTTGCGCTTGCGCCAGCAGCCCTACGCACCATGCGCATACCAGTGGTCGCCGTACCAACCGTCTCGTCCTCAAATAGTATTTCCCAATCACCATTGAGAATTGCGAGGGTAGACATTATTGATCTCCGTTAGAACGTAGAAATTGTGTCCACGGCCTGCGTGAGCGTGGCGGTGAGACCAGAAGATGTAATCGTGCGCTGTAACACGCCCTGTGGTGGTATTGGGAGATAGCGCGTCACGTCGAGTGACGACCATCTGCCGAGTGCTTGGTTTGGCGTTCCACCAACGGCGCTAACCCTTGCACGTAAATAATAGTACGGCCCCTGCGAGTTCTCCGTACTTGTAGCCCAGTCTGTCGGCTGTGTCCATGTTACCTTGTTGAGACCGCTGTTCTGGAAGCTGTTTGTTCCGTCTGTTACTGCTGACAGCGCAGTCCATGCGCCATTCCAGTACTCCCACGTGATCGTCTGACCCGTGTCGGTGCTGGCGCTGGAGACATTGATCTTGAGACCCGCTGGCTCTTCCGGGTGACCCCAGTAGTAAGCATCGCCTGTGGCCGGTGTGGTCGGCGTGAGCGTCATGTCATCGGTCGTGCCGCTGTTGGCTGCGGTAGTCTCATCTGTCTGCACACCACCGTCATCCGCGATGGCTGCGGTAGGTAAGCCTTGGTTTCGTGCGGTAATCAGCGTATCCAGACCACTGGGGTTAAACGCTGCCTCGTAGTTGAAGCCTGTGTCTTCCAGTGCGCCTGTGCTGTCAGCCAGCCCTTGCAGGATCACGTCACCAGCTGTGATCGTGCCTACTGTTTCGTTAGCCAAGACACTGATCGCTGTGCCCTCGGCCACGCCATCCACTCTGACCGTCACCGCATTGTTGATCGTGGTTGATGCACCTGCGCCATTTCGCACTGACGGCGTGTCGCCACCGTTCTGCACGTTGATGGTTACTGCGCCGCCTGAGTTGTTGTACACGGCAGCATCAGTGCCTGTGCCAGTGTAGCCAGCTGAGAAGGTGAAGTTGTCGAAGTCATAGGTGCCGGTTGCCGTGATGATGATGGCATGGCCCGTACCGTCCGAGTTGAAGATGACGTTGACGAGGTTGTTGCTGTCGCCTGCCGTATCCAGCAGCATCGCCCCATCAGCATTGAATGCGCCATTGAACGTCCAGTCTGTGCCGTTGCAGCCGTTCGGCGCTACCTGATCGCAGTTGTTGAACGTCACGACATCGTGTGTCTTATTTACGTCTTGAGCTGGGAACGTGATGGCACCAACGCCATCCAGCGTCACGTTGTCCCAGTCAATGGCATCGACGTTAGCATCACCGACCGTGAACTCAGCCCTTGTCCCGGTGTTCACGATAACGAGGTTGGTCCACGTGATGTCTATCGTGTCAGTAGCATTACCTACAATGCGCATCGGGAAATGCGTTGCGCCTACTGCTCGGCCACCCGCGTTGTCACCGACCCAGAACCACTGCTCATCTGTCGCTGTGAAGTACACGTCAGCGTTGGCTGTCGGCTCACCCCACTCTGTTGGTGCAAAGAACGAAAACTGCGACCCCAGTGGGTTCGATACCAAACCCCAACCAGCGGTTACGTCATCGCCCTGCACATCGGCCATGGTTTCTGGTGTGCCTACTGTGCCGCCATTGATGCGCAGTCCATAGCTGCCGTTCGCATGGTAGGTCATGCGGTCCAGAGCGAGGTTGGCGACGTTGCCCTGTGCCTTAGCGTTATGGAACGTGCCGATGCCGAACCCAGTGATCGCCGTCTGGTCAAGGTTGGCTTCACTGCCTGCATAGACGGCGAAGTTGGTGCCCGGTGCCGCAACAATCTCAGAGACATCGAGCTTGTAGACGTTGAAGAACGGACCAACACTGATGCCCTGAGCGTTACTGCCACCGACCGAGTACCCAATCCTGTCCGTGCCATCATCCAGCAGAATCTGCACACCACGGTTGGCGAACGTCTGAGGCAGTGAGTCTTTGAGCAGCACGTAAGCCGTGACATCGCTCATGTTGATGTTGAGCGCCGTGCCTGCCGAGTTGGTCGTGGTGTACAGCTCGTCGTCGTTGTTCGAGTGCTGCGCCTTTACTGCTTGCGTGCCCTCGTAGAATTGACCGGCGAGCGCATCGTCGCCAAGACCCGAACCAGAGGTCGAAAACGTGACTGTGTTGTCTTCGCAGTCGTTGATCTCTGTTCGTAGGTCTACGCTCATTGCCCGTACCAGTAACTCAGTGCGATGGCTGCTGCATTGATGCCGTAAATGTCAGTGCTGCCCGGTGTTGCTATATGGTAGGTCTCTGCTGGTCTGGCCAGCGCCATGTTGCCACTCTCGGTGTTGCCGAGGATCAGCGCGATGTCACAGTCGCGTGGGATGTCAGCTATGTTGTTGTGCCCGGTCGGCTCAAGGAATACGCGCGTGCAGTCAGCAGGGAGTACGGCCATCGCCTGCTTGATGCTGTCAGCCTGATCGAACGTGTAGCCGTCACGAACATGACTCGATGGCGTGAAGATGAAGCGCATGTCAGCTGGCTGGTTGGTGAACGCACCTCTCAGCTGTCGCCACATACGCCACTCCAGCTCCCACGACATCTGGCTGGTCTCCCACGGTGCGATGATCGTGATCACTTCTTGTTGCTGCCCTTATGGTGTTGGTTCTGAGTCAACCTGCCCAGCCCAAACATCAAACCCAGAGCCAAGCCGAGTGCGTACCTCAGCCTCGGTGTCGTAATGCTCATTGATGGCGGTCACCACGTTGTCTATTGTGAACTTACCCCTGACGAGATAGCCCTGCCCAGCATCCAACGCTTCTACCTCGACCTTAAAATCATTGCCGTTTGCCATGTGCTGTTCCTACGAGTAAATGAGGCTGAGACGCTGGTCCCAACGGTTGTCAAATGAGTCATCGCCATCAGCATACAGAATCTCGATGTCACCATCGCTTTGCAGGGTCAATCGCTGCACCCTCCACGCTGATGTCGATTCTGTTGTGCCGGGTAGCGCCTCGCCCTTATATGTCACCTCTGGTGATGCGGTGGGGTCTACCGTGTCCGTGCGTAATGTCAGTGCCACTTCGCTCAAGTTCCCCTGTAAATTCCAGACCCCAGCCACCTTCGTGTAGATGTCGCTGCTGTCCGTGTCAATGTACTGGTCGCCATCGCTGCCAAGACCAGCGCCGGGAGCGCCAACGCCCACAAGGATGCTGTTGCCATCAGCACCATTAGCACCGGGAGCGCCAGCTGCACCAGCAGGACCAGATGGACCGGTGTCGCCTGTGTCTCCCTTCGGGCCTCGTGGTGGGGTGTCTGAGATAAGGCCAGCCGCATAGCCCTCTTCGTATGCAGTCCAGCTCTTGCCAACGACAGAATCATTGTAGGGATTGCCGTTGCCACGCCCGAACAAGGCATCGTTGAAGCCTGCCTCGAACGCGATTCTTGATTGTCCCGAATATGCCATGACTCCCCAATACACACAGGGCTGCACGTAGCAGCCCCTGATCTTGAGTCGCCACCCATTGGTAGGGACTTTTCAGGTGCAGTTTATATCACTGACAGGTGAAATGTCACCACTCAGTGCCATGTCATCAAGCCTTCCTGAATACGTGCTACGTCGTCTTCAGTGAGACCAAGGGGTGGCTCAAGGACATTGTAGTGTCGTACCTCGAAGTGAGTACCATGGTTCGTGATCACCAACATGTCACCCTGCTCTGGTAGCAGCTCGTACACATTCACCGTCCCGGTTTTCTCATTGATGATGCCCATGGGCGGCATGATGTCCCAGCTTTCAGGGTCAAGCAACTCGCTCCAGCGTACTATTCCCCCCATCTTCCCCCCGTATTTCATCACTCAGTGTGAACCTTTTATCGCTTCCTGTAATTGCTGGACAGATTTGGGTGGTATATGACTGTCCTCCTGCTCTGTGGCCGCCATCACCTTCAGTGCGGCTCTGGCATAGTTGCCTATGCGGTAGTCAAAGGCCACCATTTCGTTAAGGATTTCTGCAAATTTCCACACCTTGACGTTTATCGGCAGGGGATTGTCAGCGTCAATGTTCTGCCGCATCCATTCCAGCACTGCATAGTCATCGTTAGCGTCTGTGAATGGGTCGAAGTCTGTCTCCTGCTCTGTGGCTGCAAGTAGTTCCATTGCCACATCTACATGAGCGTCAATGAACGGCTGTTTTTGCGGATAGCAGCATTCCGGTATGTGCGGCTGTAGGTTCATTAACTCGTCATGTGCCGCCTTAACCACACCCTCAAGCGCCTCGACTCTGGCACACTTTTCAGAATACCTGTCACGCATTTCTTGACCCCAACCATTGGTTACGTCCATGGCTTCGTGCAGGCGCTCGATCTCAGCTTGATGTGCTTTGCGAAGCCCATCTGCTAAATCAAAGGCTTCAGTCAGGCGCTCGTTCACGGCCAACAGAGCATTGTACTTATCGCATACCTGCTCAATGCTTAGCCCCTGTTCCATCCTATCCATTACCTTGTCGCCTGTCTCTTTGCTCCACGGGTCACCCATCACTGTCTCCCTGCTCTGTGGCTGCTACGATTCCACCTCCCTTGCATCGCGGACACATAATACCCTCAACCATGCCGCCACTTGATGCACTACAAACTGGTGTAAGCAAACCGATGTCTGCCTCAAGCACCTCGACTCTGGCTTGCAGGCGTTCGATAGTTTCCTGCTGTGTGATACCCACGTTTCGTAATGTCCTATTTTCAGCAGCCAGTTCCGCTATGCGCTTCTCCCCATCGGCTACTAGGTCTACCAGCTCTCTCAGGTGCAGGATGGCAGGCTTCAGAGCCTTGGCGATCATGTGCCGTCCCATGTGTGCGCTGGCTCTGGTGATCAGGTTGCGCTTCTCCAGTGTGTCGTAGTCACCGATGCTGTCTTCTATGGGTATCTTGAAGCCTTCAAGGGGTGTGAATACGTCTTCAGGGTAAGCATCACACCAGCCGATCAGTCTGTTCAGTTCCTCATCGAAGTCGGTCTCGTCCTCGCTGAAGTCCATAATCTCTGCTGCAAGGTGCTTAGGGATTTGTATCATGTGCCTATCTTCCTCTTCAGTCTCAGCTGCATGGCAAAGCCAAGGCCCGGTACTGGGCTACCCAGCTTCCAGCCAATCCAGAACTCGCTGTACTTGCCGTCACCGTTAAGCCACACCCTGCGATAGCCGCACTTCCAGTCCTTCCTGACATAGCGGTAGGCAGAGTCCTGACCTGTCAGTGCCAGTATGTTGCCTGCTTCCATTGGCACGTCTATAGACCAGTTAGTCTCCAGCCTGTCCAAGTCTCTCCACGTATTCACGTCAGTAAATACAAAGCGGAAATTGTTGAATGGGTTGCGCACGGCAAACCACCAGAAGCGCGGCCAATAGCGGATGAACCACGGATGCTCTCGCTTCAGCCACCATTCCGGGCATCCTTCTTCATCGTTGCCCCACACCCACAGGAAATCAGGCCAGTGTTTACTGTGATCTCCGGGCACCACGGTCATGTGCTGGGTCGCCAAGGCTATGGGCACCATGATCAGGCCAAGCAGAACCCCGGCGATCTTGATCAGCACCATGGGGATGAGCAGCAATATGGCGATGACGTTCATTCCTCGTTTACCGTGGTCACGTCGTACCAGTCCCACTTGCCATCCGTGTAGCTGTACTCCCAGCGTTGCAGGATGCGCTTGACGCTCGGGTGGCCGGGGTCACTACGGTCATGGCGCTGTACGAAGCGCAGGTCGCCACCGCTCGCACCATAGTTGCCGTAGTCTGGATTACTTGCCACTTGGTGCTTCCTCTTCCATGATCTGCCACTGGAGCGCCCAGTAACTGTCCCCTAGTTTCTTCTTTGCACTGCGCTTGCCGCCAAGGGTCTTGATCAGCATTGCAACTGCTTCTGATAGTGCCATCGTTTTCTCCCGTTCATAGGTCCCATTCCATGTATGCGGCTACCGCTGCCTCGTCAGGGTCTGCGCCCTTGCTTCTGGCTGTGGCGTAGGTTGCGCACCATTCAACTTGTAAGCCAAACCTCTCGACTACTGGATCAGACAGCGCATCCCTGACTTTCGCCATGTCCTGCTCGTCAACGCCATAGCCGCCAGATGGCATGTGTTACACGTCTTCGATTACAACGGCAAAGTCGCCACGGCCAACCGGTGCGCCAAGCACCTGACCTGTCGCGAACATCGGCGCTGAGCGTCGGCCATCCGTATCAATGTGAACCAGCTCGAACTCATAGGCTCCCACGGCAATGCCGTCCACGATGAACTGCGTCTCGGTCGGCGGGATGCCCACAGCCGGTGACCAGTTGTTGCCGCCATCGGCTGATGTTCTGATCTCACTGCCCAGCAGCTCGGTTGCTGCGTCGAACGGTGTGCCGCCATCACGTTCTACCGGTTGACTCCATGATGCTATCGCTCGTGCCATCGTCTATCTCCACTCTAAAGTTTCTGGCCACTGGTGGCCCTTTGTCATCGCAGAACCAGCCGAATCGTCGGCATAGCCAGCGCCTTATTGCTACCCACATTCCGCTACCAGCATTACTGGTCTGGCTGTTGACCCATCTAGCCACGTGTAGCTGCCTTGCGGTACTCGGTAATACCCGTTCGCACTCTGCGTCACGTCACATTGGGTGTCAGCATCCATGGTAGCCATGGGGATCATCCACCAGCCGGTACTGATCATGACCGGCTGATACGCGGTGCTTCCTGCCAGTGCCTTGAACTCTGTCACCGTCTTCACGACATTGGTGGTCGTGCGAGACTCTACTGGGTCCAAGTTCTCATCCAGCACGTAAGCGGTAGCGACGTAGGTGTACTCTCCCGGCAGCTTGCCGGTCAACGTCACAGAGGTGAGTGCAGGATCGCTGGTCTCAGCTACCAGCTCATAGACACGAATGCCCTTGAGGTCTGGTAGTGGACCAGCGTTGGTGCATTGCTCCTGCTCAACCGGGTTCGTCCAGCTAAGCGTTACCTCTCCCGCATGGACCAGCGACGCTCCCCATGCCAGCCACATCACCACGCAGAACGTCAGGGCTATGAACAGATAGCGTATCTTCCTGTTGAAGTTCTTCAACCCGTTCTCCATATTTGCGCACCATTCGCTCGACCTCTTTGTTGTCACGAGCGATCATCACGCAGTCGTCACGCTTCAGTGCGTGTTGTTCCCATTCCTTCCCGCGTATCTTCATGTACGCAATCAGGCTGCGTCTGGCTGCGTCCCTCACTACCGTCTTACGGTGATGCTGGAGCTTCCATTTCTCCATCCCATGGAGCTTCTGCTCTTCCTTGCGAATCGTCCTCGCTTCGTCTGCGAGGTTCTTGATCTTGATTTTCAGTTCTACTGACATGTGTTTCTCTCCAAAATAAATACGTATGAAGTGAGTGAACGATTGCCGGGTCAGGCAACCGCTCCACATGTCTACGGGGGTCCTCTACATTCACCAGAACCTGTTCATCGTCTGTCCTTTCCTTTGTTGTTGGAGTCGCTGCCCGGACTCGAACCGGGACCGCTGGGATTGAAAGCCCACCGCTCTACGCTATTTGAGCTACAGCGACTTGTTGTTCACTTGTCTCGGCAGTGCTTGTTACGCTTCATTCCACCATGGCCAGCAGGACCACCCTTGTCCACGCCCTTGATGGTGCCCTTGTTCTTCGAGGCATAGAAGACGCGCTCACCGGCCTTGTCGCCGTACTCGCTTTTCATGGCCCCCATGATTTTCTTGCCCTTCTTTGTCATCGGCATAACATTCTCCTATTGAGCCAGAGCCTGCACCGCAGTACGCAGGTCCTTGATGTCATCGCGGTTCAGGTTGGTTGTGGTCTCGATCCGAATCAGCGTGTTGTTGATTGCCACCAGTGCCTCGGCCTGTGACATGCCTGAGTCGGTCTCCATCTCTGCGGCGATGACCTCCTTGGCAATGGCCTCGATCTGATCACGGGCCAGCGCATCACTGCCCTGACTCCACACGCCAGTGGCCCAGCCAACCATTCCGGTGACCACCACTGCGATAAACGTCGAGACTGCGGTTGCAATCATCGCCCTCTTGTCCATTAGCTGCCCTCTTTGTCTTTGCTCAGTGCCTTGAGTGCGGCAGCTCGGCGTGCGGCATCAGCTTCCTCCTTCTCTTTTTGCTCGGCCCGGAGTCTGGCCGCTTCCCGCTTTAGTCGCTCAAGTTCTGCCTGCTTGTCTTCGTGATCAGCTTTGAGGGACTCAATCAGGGTCTGCTGTTGTGCGTATCGGTATTCTTGCTGCTCGGCAAGGTCTTCCAGCTCTTCCTTGGAGACCTGAGCCACCACCATCTCGTTGTACTCTTCCTGCGTAACATACACGCCATCTTGCTCCATGGGCGGCGGCGGTGCGGCAGCTGGTGCAAGGTGGGCAAGATCGATCTTCATGGGCCTGTCATCACCGAACTCGAAACCGAAGCTCGCACGTGCCGCTGTCTCACCACCTGAATGACCCATGGCGAACGTGAGGCCAGCATTGTTGTCTCTGTTGAACATGTACGCATAACCAAAGCCGATGGCTGTCTTGCCCTCGATTGTGGCCATGTTCAGGTGCAGGCGTGAGTTCTGGTACTGCGGCAGGTGAGTCTCCATCGCTGCCTGTGCAGCCGCAGCCTCGCGCATGTCTTCGCGCCAATTACGGATGGTCTGGAACTCAGTGCGCGTCTCAGTGATCCACTCAGTGGGAACTTCACCCGGCTCTCCCTGTGGACCTTGCGGACCCATAGGTCCCGGTGGCCCCTGTGGTCCCGGTGGTCCAGCTGGACCCGGTGGGCCTTCAGGTCCGGGTGGGCCAGCTGGTCCCGGTGGGCCTTCAGGTC